ACCAGGAACGATGCTTGCTCCACTATTGAAGTTGAGCAACTGTGAACCTTGGAAACCTAACTGGAAGTACGCCCCCATCATCTCCTGAATAGCAGTAGGATGACCGAAAAGGTGAGTAGGCTTGGCACAACCTTCTCCCAACCAGCGGTCAAATGAAATACCACTGAACGTACCAGAGGCATCCTGACCTGACAGGGAGTTATTGTGTGCGCCATTGGCGAGAGTAACCTGAGTTTCAATACCACTGAATTCCAACGGACGGGCAGTTGCACTACCAACAGCAAGCAATCTGTCCTCGCCATTGAGAACCAAGGTCATGGCAAGACGAACTTCTTTCTCTTTCAGATTGGCAATATTTTCCAGTCCAAAAGATGCAGCATCTGCACCACCGGGCATTCCACTTGAACCGGGGAAACCACCAACCAAAGATTGAATGCTTCCGCCCTGTGCATAGACAGCCTGAGAGTGGATAATGTCAGAAATCGTCAATGATTTCTTAGCACCAATGTTTTTCAGGTCAACGGAGGTATTGTCACCATCATGGTAATATTCTTCGGGGCAGAGCCCTTCACCAAAAGCAATATAGTTAGAACCAGAGGTGAAAAGAAGTTCATTCAGTTCACGCCATAGTTCAGTTTGAAGGCCGGTTCGTTTTTCTGGAATGGCATTGAGCAGATTGACCTCTTCGCACATGGCGATAATTTCAGTGGGGTCAAGGGGCTGAGGGTACTGAGCCAGAAAATCAATCGGGGTTTTTGCATTTTTTGCAGCAGTAGGCCAGTCTATAACTGGGTCTGTTGCCTTCTGAACAACGGGGTCTCCGAGGTTCAGTACTTGTTCTCCAGTTACGGAGGCAATTTGGTCAGTCATTATAAAATCTCCAAAACAATTCTCTCGCCGCCCTACGGCTTAACCGAGATTTTATATTTTTTATTTATTGTTTATCTACACCATTGGTAAATCAGTTGAAACTGAGCGTCTAACAATATTGGTAACACTGTTTGGATTTACAGATTTTTGAGTTTGTGCTACCGTCTGGGCAGGAATAGAGCGTGGGACAGGAACTCTATTCGGTACTACTACATTGCTAGGCACAGAAGTTTGAGCCTTGAGTGTGGCAACCTCTGCTGACAGGGATTTTACACTTTCTGTCAGAATTGCTACGGCTTCTAATATCTGTCCATTTTCATTTGATGCTGGAACTGGAGCAACTGCTCCCATTGATTCCCGCACGAATGCGGTGATTGCATTTCCCATTTCCTGTAATGCTGGATTAATGCTTTCCAATCGCTGTTCCAATGTAACTCCCTGCATATTTAGAGCGTCATTGACAGAATTATACAAGCCATCTGTTGCAATATCAAGTACAGATTTCTTTGTTTCCACTACTTCTTCAATAAGAGATTTCTTAGCCATTTTCTTTTTCTTTTTGTCCATTGGCATGTCCTCGGAATTATCATCCGAGCCATCATCTTCGGTAGTTTCAGTCATATGTTCCTTGGTAGTTTCTTTCCAACTACGTTTTGCATCTTCCACAACTATCTCGGATTTTTTGGCTAATTTCTTTTTAGCCCGTTCTTCTCCCACAACTTCATCTTCCGGGGGAATTACGTCTTTTTCCAAATCCTCATCAGATTGTTCACCCTTATTGGTTTTACCATCTTCTACCAATGGAGTTTCAGTTTCTGACATTTCGACAAGTACATCTGACTTTGCTTCCAAAGCTGACTTGTCAATTTGCTCAATAAGTTCTGAGTTTTCTTCTCCGACAATGCTAATTGCATCTTCTTTACGTGTTTGGATGTTTGATTTTGCGGTCATTATGTCCTCTGGTTCGATAATTGTACGGGGATTTACTGGTACTCTGGTAAGAGCCAAATGCACCAAATACCCGTCCAAGTATATTTTATTGCCTACACCCTTTCTGCACTCCTGACAAACATCATCCAAGGAATTTCTTTTGAAGGTATCCCCAGTTCCATGTTTGTGTGCCAAATCCAAAAAGGCGATACTAATTCTAATTCTATCATCATCGGAAGAACTTTTAGTTTTTATTTCATCATTTTTCAGTGAGTTCCATACTGCTTTTCCTAAAGAATTGTCAAATAAAATTCCCCTTGCTTTCAATTGTTTCCCATCAATAAATAAATCCAGGGGCTCTCCGGGAACTGCTGTTCCATTTAGGTCGGGATAATGGGACAAGGATAAATAAGGCATCCCGCCACACCAATAATCAGAACATACCAAACTCTTGAAGGAATCGGGAGGAGGAACTTCCAATTTGATGTAATCCAACATCTTATTGTATAATTCCAAAGTCATCCGTTCCCCATATAAATCCCATTCAGTATCGGAATTTACGGCTGACCATTTCATCACCCCATTGGATAGGGAGGATTTTGAGATATACATACTTGAAAAATGTATGCTATCTTTTACATTGGCTTGAAGGGCTCGAAAATATGCTAAGGCATCTGCATGATTGTCATAGCATTTTAGTTTTTTGTCGCCTTTGTAAACACAATCCCCTCTTAATGAATATGGCATGTTGCCTACTCGATTACCAGAACTTCAAATTTTGATTTCCATCCTAATGATACTAAATGTACAAGAAAAGATGAAATTCCCCCTGTTATAAATTGACTAAAAACGGGGACATAATATATATCCCTAAAAAGTACTCCCCCAGTCAAAAAACTCCACAAACTGTAAATCCAAAACCCCCAACATAAATCACAGGATAGGAGTTTCTTTATAAATTTGTTGGAAATCTCATTATTTCGAGCAAACTCCATCCCAAAATATATGAGTATCTTTCCAGTAAACAAAAATACTAAATAAGCAACCGACATTACTTGTCTGAAACCTCTTTGATTAGATGATACATAACTTCACTAACTGGAGGATTTGGCCCCTCTGGGGGAGTATATTTCAAAACGTCAATCGAATGAATAGTATATCCCTGTCGCAGATATTGCTCATTCAGATATGACATAAACTCTGAAAAGTTCTGAGATACCATATTACCATTGGCATCAAGAATTGTTGCCCCACCAGTTAGCGCACGTTGAACTATCTTATAATCTTGCATTTTATTTTTCTCCTAATAATTTTTCTATTTCTATCCCAACTTCTCCAATGATTTGAGGAAGCAGGTTATACACTTTTTCAGAAATTCTACGAGCAATCTTTATATTATTATTATCTGTTATATCCGTTGTGTCAAGTTCAGATTTATCTTCAATGATTGATTTTTCAGACACTAAAATTGTAAGTGGAACTATCTTCTCAAGTAACATTTTTTTGACAGAAAGAACCAAATCGTTGGTAACTCCCCTATGTTCTATTGACATAGGCTCAGGAATTATATCATCGGTCTTTCCCATAATAAAATCCTGCTCTGCTTGTTTATCCATCATAGAGCGAACTATGGTTTCGGCTTTATTATTCCAATCATCCACATAAAGATGTGCAAGCTCCACAGACACCGTGTCAAACCAATCCGAACTTTCGATAACCTGTGCCATAGTATTGTAGGTATCATCTATAACTGTCTCAGATACCAAATCCATGTGAGATTTACCAACTACGGATTGTTCAAATCGTTTCTCCCAAGATGGGAAATCGTTCTTGTCTACTCGAACTGAATTTATCAATGCTCCAAGAATTTGATTTCCAGAGTAGATTGCCTTAGATAGACAAACTTCTATCTTTGCCCGGTTTCTGCTAATAACCTGTTGGGGTTTTACTTCCCCGTGACCTCCACTGGATGGAGCTTGGGGTTGCCCAATTTCATTAGAACCCGACTTACCCTCTTTACTCTTGTTTCCAGAATAGGTCAGAACACGAGAAGGCCATTCGATTGATTTTCTATCCAACGTTTCTGGCAAAGGAATGGTAAACATTCCATCAGCAATTGCCTGTCTGCGAATTTCATCAGGTGAGAAAATCTGATTACTAATCCACGAGGTTGCCGCATTTGCGTTTGCCATACGTGCCCGTGATTGTGCTACATTTTTTTCATCATCGAAATCTATCCATCCAAATCTTAAATAAGAAGGTAAAATATTTTCAAAATAAACTTGTAATTTCTTTTTAGCTAATGATTTGCCACTCCGAGCCGAAGTACGTTCCTGTCGAATTGTACCCGCGAGGGTTTCTCCTCCACTGGAAGATGAGCCCATTCCAATATCACTTGGAGTAAGACCATATCCGGCACAGAGTATGGTTACATATCGAGCAGTAATTGTGTCATATAAGATTTCAGACGGTAGTTTTCCAAATGGTATCCATTTAGCTGGAGTGGTATGTTCCGCCAGTACTGGGATTTTCATTGGATTAATACCCCATAATTCATCCTTAGCGGATTTTACCCATTCCATTGCGGTGGTCATATCAGTATCCCCCAAATCAAGGATACCCGCTTCTGGAGTATTTAATAAAAGTTGAGAATAGTAAGTATCTCCCATATTTAGCATTTGCATTGCCAAATAAATGCGCTCAGGAGGTGGCATACCCCATCCCTCTCTCTGAATTTCAGTACGAGGAGAAAGATAAATACGACTAATTATTTCTTTGGGGAATACTACAGGTTTTGGAACACCAAAAACTACTTGCATTACTGGAAAATTCACATCAAGAGTTGGAGATAAAGTACCCGCATCCAGTGGTTTAATCCATAGAACTTTTCCATCTACGGCATCATCTTCTCTGCCAATTTCACTTGCTGCACCAAAGGGCAGGTCAAACAAATCCTTTACAATCCACTCAACATGAGATGTAAAATCCATAGTAGTGTAATAAGCATTGCCCCGCTCAAACAAACGAGTATAGTGGTCTATCTCATCTTTCAACTCATCTTGTTTAGTGGAATCACGAGAGGTGATGTTCCAATCCAGTGAAATAAGATAATTGGTAATCGCCTCTCTACATAGAACTGCAATAGGCTGTTTGCGAACAAAGTTTCTCCAAAGGTCGGCAGTCACCCATTGGGGATTATTTAATAGGGGAATAACCTGTCGGTAAAAAGAAAGTTCACCACCAGTGGCAGAAATCTGTCCGGGTTGTTTGGTAATTTTTATGGTTTTGGGCTGTCGTTTAGTTGCCATACTATCCCTAATTCTAACGTAAGTCTAATGAAATTGCCACCATGAGTTTTTCATTTTCCTGACATAGATAGAAATTTTACACTTCCCCACTTCTTTTTCAAAGGAGCAATTTGATGTCGTGCTCCAGTTATAGAGGTAATCCGGTCATCATGTGAGACACCATCAAATCTATCCAACTGTTGAAATACTTTTTCATTCCAAAGACCTCTAACATAATACCACTGACCAAGTGCAGCTTCAGCAAACCATGTATTGGCTGCCAAAACTCTATCCCCCAATTTCTTAGCTTCCAAAGCAGATACTTTCCAACCTGGAAGTTCTGCTTTTATCATGGAAGTCAATTCAGCTATCTGATTTTTACCACCAGAAGCTGGTTCTTGCTCAAAACAAATCTCTACATGAGCTCCATCAGTTTTAGCAGTTTCCAAAATCATTTCCTTGATTTTGCTCCATTCCCACCAACCCCCAAAAGAGTCTTGCACCACAAATCTCGTCTGTGTGGTATCTTTATTCATATCACACCCAACCAAAGAGCCCACAGTCTCATCTGGGTCGTTGATTTTCTTCCCACGAAGAATTTTTGCCTCAGTTGCTGCCAAATCCCAGAACCTGACATTCTTGATTGCCCAATCGGGACACTCAGGAAGGTCTTTCCCATCAAACCATCTTCTATCCCCCAATGAACCCCCCTCATCAGATGCCTCGCCTTCAATTTCACGAGTACGAAGATACCCAGAGGGGTAAGCAGATACCAAAGATGCATAAAACATCGGGTCAAGATTATCCGCATTCATTTTTGTGGATGTTTTATAAATATCAAATAAAGGCTGGTCAACTCCCTGTACT